AATACACAAATGATTAGTATTGTCACTGCTTTTCGTCTAATTATATAAGTAAAAAGTATCCTTTTAGGGGGTAGTAGATAGTATAGTGATTAGTAGTTGATGAGGTAACAATGTGGAAATAATTAGAGAAAATACAATTACTACTTCTCTTTTGGCGCATGAAGGTGAAGTGTATGTCCGCACTGAATCTAATCTTAGTATTCGTTGGAATAAACAGTTAGAACAATATTCTTACCATTATTCTAAATCCACTGGTAAATGGTGCGAGTTAACCGTCAACGGGGATCTCGAATGCGAACTACCAGAATTAGAGCGCAAATACCAAGAACTAAAATCATGCAACTAAATCTCAAGCGCTTACGCAAAGCGCGATCGCTAACACAAAAAGAATTAGCTAAGCAGTGCGATGCTTGGCTAAAAGCTAATTTTGCAGAGCTACAGGGATGCAATCTACGCAAAATCCAAAAGTTGGAGCAAGGTTGTTACAGGTTCTTGGAATTTGACCTAATTGACGCGCTTTGCAATGTGCTTAATTGCAATGCTGATGATTTACAGAAGATTAGGAGGCTTTAGAGCATGACTAACACGATCTCAATCCGAAAGAAAGTCGCTGAGCTTTGCGGGTTTACTGGTGATTATCAAGAATTTGTTTTAGATGGACTCTGTGGAATTAACGACAGATCAACCGTTAGAAACCCTCTTGATGGCAGTAAGCAATATATCCCAGTGCCAAAATATGACACATCCCTAGACGCAATCACTAGAGCTTTTGATGATCATAGGTTGACTTATATTTTGCAAAAAGGCGTAGCAGATAATGGTGATATTGGCTATTTTGCTTCTAATCCTAAAGGCGAAAAGTACTCTGATACAGCAGCTAAAGCCATGTGTTATCTATTTATTCACTGTATGGAGAATAATGATGGCTACAAGTCAGACTGAAGTTAGTATAAACAATAGGTTGTACCTAGAAAAAGCCAATGAAAAAGTCAGAAAAATTGTCATTATTCCTGAATGGCAAAAGCTTTTGAGAGGTTTTGAATGTGAGCTTAGCGCTACCAAATATTCTTTTGAAGAATTAAGAGCCATAGAAATGGCGATCGCCGCTAACCCATTGTTAAACAATGAAGATCGATTGGTACTTGTTCAAGAATTTATAAGTAAAAATAACCATGAGTGACACAGAAAAACAGCCAGAAAAACAGCGCATCCCGATCGCCATTTCATCACAGCAGATGGAAGATCGGTATAGGGTAGAAGCATCTCGCGCAAAAGCTCAGAAGATGGGTGCTAGTTCTAGGATTTTGAGGTTATTTGAAAATGACGCTAGTTGACCACGAAATCGAAAAGCTTTGCGAAGAAAAAGGCGTTATCGTGCCATTCGACAAAGCAATGCTTAACCCACAATCACTCGATGTGCGGATAGGCTACACGCTGAAAACTGAGAATAACTGGCTTAAACGATGTCTAACGGGTCAAGAGTTTACTACTCATGATTTGACCAAATACTCAGAATCAAACCCGTTTTTGGTATCGCCACTAAGTTTTATTCTGACTTGTACTTACGAGACTTTCAATATACCGAGTAATTACTCAGCAGAGTTTAGGCTTAAGTCAAGTAGAGGGCGATCAGGATGGGGGCACGTTTTGGCAGTATGGATTGATGGTGGGTTTAACAACTCAAAACTGACATTAGAGTTATTAAATCATCGTCTTTGGGCTTGGCAACCTATTTATCCAATGATGCGAATCGGTCAAATCGTATTTGCTGAGACGGCTTATCCAAGGCATGATTACTCAGAAACAGGACGGTATAACGGTGATTTAGACACACAGGAGAGTAAAGGGTAATGGCTAGATTATTTGAGTCTGACAGTAAGGAAGAACTACAAGCAACAGCATCAACTTTTGGCGGTTGTTTCGCTTTAACTTTTGTTTTTCTGATACCGATCGCGGGTTTTTTCTGGTTCGTATGGCAGCCATTAGGTAAGGGATTGCTATTTATTGCAGTGTTTACATGCGTTTGGACTGCGGCAGTAGTTCTAAGCACGCTTAGAGAAGCTGGATTAAGGAATAAGGAGCGTAAAGGATAATGATCGTCAAAATTGAAGACATCCAAGCATGGCTAGCGCAAAAAGCTCTTTGGGATAGCCAGAACTTAACTGAGGTTAAATAATGAGTTGGACGTATCGAATCTCAAAGCAAACCCTTGAAAATGGCGATGAGTTGTTTGCTATCCGCGAGTTTTACCCAAATAGTAAGGGCAAATTAACCAGTTGGAGCCACGAAGAAGTAACACCTGTTGGCACAACACTGGAAGATCTAAAAGGCGAGTTAGCACTGATAATGCAGTGCTTGGACAAGGAAGTAATTGATATTGGTGGTGAAGACAATGAAAAAATGGTACGCGATGTTTGAGGACCGAGGCCTAAACTGCATTGCTTATGGCGGATTTGACACTGAAGACGAAGCGAAAGCTATGTTTGGTGGAAGGGTTAGCTATGCAATGCTTATCCCAGACGATAGATTGGTTGTTTATCCAGATTATCGCACCGCAAAGTCCTGTATAGGAATAGGACTTTGCGGTGCACATGGCACGGGCAAAACCACACTAGCGAACGCCTTATCGCAAAAGCTAGGGATTCCATATATCCCTATTGATGCGAGTAGTGTGTTTTTGGAGCATAAATTCCACCCGTCCGACAAACTTGATATCCGCACTAGGTTGTTTTTGCAGCAAAAGATTTTGGCTAAAGCTGAAGACATCTGGTTTGAAGTTGACGAACCTAGCTTTATCTGCGATCGCACACCGTTGGACATGGCTGCTTACTTGCTTGCTGATGTTGGCAATGGTGAGTTAGATAAGCATACACAGTCTGAGGTTATGGACTATTTGCAAAATTGCTCTAATGTTACGGCTCGGTATTTTGACAAAATTGTATTAATTCCCCCTGCCATCACTTTTGTTGAGCGTGAGGACAAAGCGGCGATTAATCAACCGTTAATATTCAAGTTGCATACTCAGCTTTTAGGGATACTCAATTATTTGGATTTGCCTTATAAGGAGTTGCCAAAAGACTGCATGGAGTTGGGCGATCGCATGAAATTTGTTGAAGATTATTTAGAGGTAAACAATGTATAAGGCGACTGGATATAATCACGCTCTAGATCGCGTTCGAGAAGATATGGCGTTAATGCTAAATCTTGAAGTAAAAATTATTCAATACGATACGGCATTGATGAATAGGAACTTTTACACTGAAGATCAACTGGCGACTATACAGCAAAAACGCGCTGATGCTTCTCGTGATTTTATTGATCTTTTGAATAAATACAATATTAAAAATGACTAACGAAGAAATTAACCGCCTTTTATTAGCCATCAATCCAGATCCGATTAAACCTAACGTCGCGATTATTGATGATGATGGAGAGCATGATTAATGCAAGAGATCGAGCGAGCCAAGCTCATCGGCTTTTTCAGCACCCATCGCGGCTCTTACTCTCTACGCTACATTGAAATCTGTACGCAAATCAATACGAGCGCATTGCGCTTACTTCTTAACCAAGGCGCGATCGCATACGGTAACAGGCGCTTGCATATTGAGTGCGTTGAGGGTAATTATCGCGCTATCCCTAAACTGCGTAAGGCGACACCAAAGGAGCTAAAACAGCGGGAATTAAGCAGACTGCGTAATAAAGCTTTTGACCACGCTAGGGCGCGTGGTGTGTCTGTCGGTAAAGCTAAGTTGGCGGCTTGGAATGCTGTTTGCGATCTAGAATAAAAATACCGTAGATGTACGAGAAATATTTATGTATGGAATAGAAACGGAAGACAGGGTTACAGCTTTAGCCAGTGCGCTTAGTTACTGGGTTTTTCGCTGTAGAGACAAGAGTAAAAGTCCTGCCATGGGCTTAAAAACATGGGAATATTTTCAAAGCAGTATCCAAAATGCTGCTATTCCCTCTCGCAATATCGACGACTACATTGAGAATTTAGCCAAGAAGCTTATTGTTGCACACCTCAACCCAAAAGAATGGACTCGCATAATCGCGCCAAAACAAGTGGTTTTACGGGCTACTGTGAATGATGATGGCAGTATGGGAGACATTCAACAGAAAGACTGCGATCAAAATATTGATCTTTGGTGGTTGGGATGGAACGACATTTTAGCCAAATTGAAATATACGCACGGGATAAGCGATCGCCATATCCTCAGTTTGTGCAAATCAAAACCGCACATTATTACTACTTTTTGTCGTGTTCGCTTTGAAAGCGATCGCGCTTTGAATATTCCAGAAGAAACAGAAAATACTCTAGATGTAGAGGCTAATAATGCTTAATTACAATCCCCACGATCGCCATAATATCAAGCTACACCTGCAAATTACACTGTTGCAGCCACTCTCACATATCAGTGAGTCCGTAGGCAATCAAACCAATTTACGAACGATGAAAGTGACAGATTTAGAGGGAAATCCCTCTGAAGTTTTTACACTTTCTGGCAATAGCTTACGGAATAGAATTTTGCGGCGGTGTGGTATTGATTCCTTCCTATCTCAGATTGGTGTGCAAGTATCGCCAACGATGCATCACGCTCTATTTTGCGGCGGCGCGATCGATGGTGGCACGGGTAATGATTTAGATTTGGATAGAAAAATCCGTCAGCTTTTGCCATGCCTTTCAGTGCTAGGAACTGCCAAACCTAAAGGATTGTTTGGTGTATCCGATGCTCAAATGGTCCATGGTCGGATTAATATTGGTGATGCGTATTTGGCTTGTGTAGAGAGCGCTAAGTATCTTTATCAGATGTTCCCCCCTGCGTTGCCAATCGAAGTCATACCAGCACTAGAACAGATTATTGATGGCAAAGATTTGCAGCACAGCCAACGCGTAAACCAATGGCTACATCATGGTTCTCCTTCGGATGTTAATAATTACGATCTCAAGGCTTTGCTTGATGAGTGGCTACCATTCTTAGGAGAGAAGCTTCGATATTATTCCGATTGGCTTACCTATAGCCAAAAGACAAGGCGCGATTCACTTCACGATCCTAACTTTGCAAAACATTTGATCGGCGCTACTCCAGAACCTCAAAAGATGATTTCTCAAGGCGATCTATTTGGTATAGTTTCGGAGCCTGAAACCAAGAAAGGTAAAAGCGAAAAAGCAAAGCCCGAAAAAGAGAGAAGCCAACAGATGATTATGGGTAATTGGCTACTCCAAACAGGTGCTACTTTGTACTCTTATTGGAGCGCAAACGTTACCAGAATCGAAGAAGGATTTATTGCAGATGCTTTACTCAAGTTTGCAGAATCGCCATACTTGGGCGGTCAATCAGGAACGGGTTGCGGACTATGCTCTATGCAATTCTGGTTTGAGACTGCGGAGGGCGATCGCGGTGAGTTTATGACGAT